CAAGATAAAAATCGTTAACTCGCGTTTGTAATAACTGCTCAAGTAGATGTCTTAAGACTTCACCATTAAAACGTAGTGAGCTGATACAACGCGCGAGGAACTTAAGCATGAACATGAGCAGGTACTAAAAAGTAATACTGATATAAGTAATGTAGCTTAGGTGCTCAATATGACAAAATTTTTCTTGTCCTTATTCCTAATCTTCGCATTAACAATAGCTAGTGGGGCACAACAGAATACCTCACCGGCGAATAGCCAAGATACGATACGTATTACTTATGATTCTGAAAAGATCACGGTAAGTAATAAAGCTATTGGATTTACCACTGCTTTAATTTCTCCCACCTGCGTTGATTGCCCCACTAATCCTCTCCGTGCTTCGCTAGCTACTTGCACTGTTGAAACTGATTCAGTTCGTATTCTTTCAAGTGGAGATACTCCAGATGCTACGACGGGCTTATTGGTTACTTCAGGGCAGTCGTTCAGTGTATTCTACTACCCAAACATTGCTGCATTTCGTGCTATTCGCGTTACTAACGATGCTACTCTTAACTGTCAGTACGCGAGGCTTCCTTAATTCAAGTGATGAATTAACAGAAGTTCAGAAACTCAAAGCTGAGAATTTCAAATTAAAAGTAGCTGCTGCACAGTGTCAAGCAAATTTGAACGATAAAACGAATAAGTTGTTAAGTATTGAGTTAACCAATGAACAAAAGAATCTTGAATCTCAGTTTGGTGTTACCGAGGGTAACAAGTTCGATTGGAATACTCTTACTATCGTGCCAAATCCTTAATGCTCAGATTGTAATTCAACCCTCCGGTGGTGGAGGTGGAACTCCCGGTGCTGCTGAATGGGGATTGATTACTGGCACATTATCAGACCAGACTGATTTACAAACTGCTCTTAATCTTAAAGCTCCCCTTATAAGCCCCACCTTTACTGGAACAGTAACAATTCCTACTCCATTTACATTAGGTGCTGTATCAGTAACGGCTACTGGTACTGAACTTAATTTCGTTGATGGTGTTACATCTGCTATTCAAACACAACTTAACTCCAAGCAATCTACTATTACTTTCGGAACTGGTGTTGAGACAGCATTAGGAATTAATATTGGTAGTGCTGGAGCAGTAGTATTATTTAATGGTGCTTTAGGAACTCCAAGTAGCGGAACATTAACTAATGCTACGGATCTACCAATTAGTACAGGAATTAGCGGCTTAGGAGCTGGTGTTGCCACCTTTCTTGCCACACCTTCAAGTGCAAATTTAGCTGCTGCTGTTACAGGTGAAACTGGTAGTGGTGCATTAACTTTTGCAACAAGCCCAATTTTTACTACATCAGTTGATATTGGTAGTGCTGGAGTTAGGTTATCGGATGATGGTGATGGATCTATAACATTTCTTGGATTAGGTGATGGCTCTGATGAGTCATTTACTATTAACCTTGATGACACCACAAATGAAACTACCTGGACTTCATCGACTGGGCTAACTGTATGGCGCGTTAGTGGTATGGGAAAGTTAAATGGTGCAGATGCAATTTTTATACCACCTACGACGTTAACGAGTACTACCGTTTCCTATACAAACATGAGTTCCGCGGCTGTTAGTAGCCACACAAGTGGTACTCGTGCATTTGCAAATGGGTATCTTTCTAACTTAGCGTCTACCGATGCAGGTGGGACAGTTACAGATATTCGTGGGTACAGTACGGCCATCACACTTAATTCTGGTATTTGGACCAATACCTATGGCTATCATGTTGGTGACATCACAGCTGGTACACAAACTAATCAGGCATGGGCGTTTTATAACAGCGATACAGGTGCTCGTGAACTTTTTCAGAATATTTACCTCAGTGGGGAAGCCGGCGTGCGCCTGTCGGCCAGTGATGGCGTGCTTACATTGCTTGGCTTGGGCAATGGCAATGATGAAAATCTAACATTTGATTTTGACAACGCCGCAGCCAACACTGTAGCGGTAGGAACAGGAACGGGTGTTACGGTTTTAGATTTTACAACTATTGCTATTGAAGCTGGGGGCTACTACTCATCTGATGGTAGTGCTGGAGTAACTGTGACAACATGCACTTCATTTAAGAACGGCTTATGTGTGGCGGGTACATAGGAGTTAAAATGAGCAAACTTTACACTGCATCTCTAATCATTCTTGGATTACTTGTTGGTGTTGGGGCACAAGAGATTCATACTCTAACTACACCTGTAGTAATTCCTAGTACAACTACGATTAGAGTGCAAACTCTTTATATTGATATTATTACTAAGACTATTACTATCACATGGCTAAATAATAAGGGCGAAGTTGGTTCAGCCACGTATGATACTGGTACAGTTCCAACTGGCACTCAGATTATTACTGCGTTAAATACAGCCAATCTGACTTCTAATTCCCTGATTAGACGGGTACTAACACGATTAGCAACTGATGGTCATATTCCTGCCGGTACAGTAACTGGGACGCCGGAGTAAATAATGTCTGACAAATCGATTATCATTCGTGTATTAAATGAGAAGGGCGAGATAATTCATCCTGAGAAATTAGGTATCACCCTAACCGGGTATCTACCCGGCAGACCTAATACTGCTGGAGAATTTGTATTTAATGCTCCAGATTCATATCCATTAGGAATCCTTAATTTAGCAGCAGATGGCTATGAGCCGTTTAGTAGTGAAGTTAGTTTAAATAAGAATCATACGATTGCATTAAAGAAAAAGAATGTAATTGTTGATGAAGAAATTTTTAGGGGGAATTATCTAGCAACTCCCGGATTTCCGTTTGCTCATATGTATCCTGGTTGGGATAAAGCTAAGCAGGATGAATTCCGCAGAATTTATGTTGATAATGGAAATACTCATCTTCCATTCGCGCCCTTTGGTAGTTATGGTGATGTAACTTATGATTATCGAAATAACCCCAACAAGTTCAACGACTTGTGTGCTGAATTAAAGAACAGCGGAATTCTTCCTGTCATTTTTGTTTTAACAAATAATATTAGTGGCCCCGAGTTTACATTACAGACCTCACTTGAATATCTTGACCAATTTGTTCCCCTTGCAGAAAGCCTAGTACAGTTAACAAGTCAATTTGTTTGTGGCTGGGAAGCCTCAGATATTTATTTTGAGGGTGACGAGCAGTTTATTTTTGCTAAGAAACTTAGACAAGTTCTTGGTATTGGACCACAGTTATATTATCATGACAGACCAAATTGGTGGGGTCCACATTATCCAAATCGAACTGAATGGAATTGGTGGAGTGATACTACTGGTATTTTAGATGGTATCTTATTTCAAGTTCCACCAAATGATTCAATTGCTGCAATACGAGAAACTTTATTTGAAATACCTTGGGGCAGTAAGCCAACGGGTGTTGTTGGTCGTGTAGTTGATCATTTAGGAAAGAAATTTGTAATGTTTGAACATTCCAGAGATTTACAGCACTATAACGAAGTTGTTGATTTAGTTAGGGATGATAGTAGAATTAGCGGATGGTCATAGCATGTCTCTTACATCACTGGGACTTTCAGAAAGTAGTACCGATATTAAGAGTGGTCCTTGGTGGATAAAGACATTATGGGTAGCTGGGCCAATCACTATTATTGCAATGGCTCTTGTTTATCTTATCTCAGTTGAATTTAGATCGGATCTTAAAATCGTAAAAGAGAATTTAACTCAGCACCAAGATAGGAGTGAGCAACTTTATGAAATCATAGAAGATTATATTAGAGTTCAGACATTATTGACTAGAGAGCTGTGCGTAAATTCAAGCGGACAAGCTGGATCGGACCCATCTCGTTGTTTTAGGGAGTAAATAGGGATGAGAGAGATGTTAAAGGGCTATAAAACATATTTGGTTGCAATCCTCGCGGCTGCCGTAACTGCTGCTAATGCACTTGGTTATATTGATGATGAAACTTTTAAGACCCTAATGGCACTTCTTAATGCAGGTGCTATTGGTACTGTGGCCGCTAAGATTAATAGAGTTGATAAGAAAACTGAAACTACAGTTAATAACACGGCTAAGTAATGCTCGTAGATAAAGACGGCAATGCTTATTGGAAACCAACTCTTAAGCAGGAGAGATTCTTACAGATTCCTCTTTCCATTAAGGAAGGTTTCTATGCTGGTGCTGTCAATGCTGGTAAAACAGATGTTCTGCTTATGTATCCTATTGTGCATGGATGGCATAAGCATCCTTTATTCAAAGGCGTATTCCTTCGCAGAACTATGCCAGAATTGCGCATGGAAGTTATTCCACGCGCAGAAGAATATTTTAGACCACTTGGTGCTAAGTATAACAAGACTGACGCTGTATGGACCTTTCCATCTGGCGCCTTGTTATTCATGAATCATTGTGAGCATGAAAAGGATGTACACAATTATGATTCAATGCAAATCAATTACCTCGCGTTCGATGAGCTTACTTCCTTTACGGAATGGATGTACACGTATCTCACTATCGAACGAGTGCGGGTCAATAAAAATCTTGAGCACGAATTACCAGCTATTGTGCGATCTGGAAGTAATCCAGGTAACATAGGACATAGGTTTGTATTTGACAGATTCATTAAACCCTATAAAGAAGGTGGAAAGGTAATTGTTGGTCGTGGTGGAGTTAAGAGAATTTACATTCCTGCTACGATTGATGATAATCCTCATGCTTCGGAGCAGTACAAAAGAGAACTTGATGCACTGCCAGAGGCAGAGAGGAAAGCTAAAAAAGGTGGAGATTGGACAGCATATGAGGGCCAGGTATTCAGTGAATTTAGAGACAAAAAGATTCCATCTGAACCTGAGAATGCTATCCATGTTGTTGATCCCTTTGAAATTCCAGCTTATTGGCCTAAGATTGTTGCAATTGACTGGGGTTATGAAGCACTTAACTCAACAGGATTTGGCGCAATATCTCCAACTAAACGAGTTTACGTATATCGCCATTTAGTTCATCATCAAAAGAAGATTAGTGAATGGGGGCCAGAAGTAAGGTATTGGATTGAAAAGGAAAATCCACAGGATCTTGTGATTTGTCATTCAGCTTCGCAGAACCGTGGTGATCCCCATACAATTCAGCAACAGGTTCAGGATGAATTAAATGCAATAGTTAGATTAGGTGAGAAAGACAGATTAGCTGGTAAGACATTAATTCATGAATATCTTAGGTGGCGTGAAAAGCCAAAAGTTCCAGTTAGTGAACTTAAACCGTTTGATTTAGAATTAGCACAGAAGATTCTTAGGAATCACGGAACAAGGGCTTATAATCAATACATTGCGCAGTATTTACCACCTGAGCCCGAAGTTAATATTCCTAAACTTCAGCTGTTTAACGATCCTAATGTTCTATTAATCGTAGATGCTCTTAAGGATTGTGTTTACGAAAAAGCTGATAAGGATGGAAAGAAGAAGGAAGATGTTGCAGAATTCCCAGGCGATGATCCCTATGACATGTTGCGTATGTTACTTCACGCAGCAGATTCTTTCTTTGAACTAGCTGAAACGGAACAGCATAAATTAGAGGAAGTTCAAAAGATCGTTGATAAGTTTAAGGTAACTGGAGATAATACAACTTACTACAGGCAAATGAGATCACTTGAAGCGAGAGAGCGCGAGGTAGCAGTAAGTAGATTCAATAATAGACGTGGGTATTATGGACGCCATTAGAGAATTTGGTCAGTTACTTCGCGAATGGTTATGGCATAAATTTACAGTTCATTGTTATGAGTGCGAGACAAAGTGCCGTAACTGTGAAAGATTGTATATGCTTATTGAAGCAGAAAGAAATGAGAAACGAAAGCTGCTCGATAAATTACTTGAGGAAAATATTTTAATTCGAGACAATGATCCTGAAATCAATATTGAAGATATTGAACCAGTAGTACCAAGGGTAACTAGCTGGGGTGGAACTAGAGATAGATTGGAAAGACAGAGTCGTGAACTTGCTGCTAAGAAAAAGGAGAATAACTAATGTTTGGAAATTTAATTGGAGCTGGCGGCAATATCGCTAATAAGCTGAAGCAGATTGCACCTAAAGTTATTGGTCAAGTTGGACAAAAAGCTAATGTCCCAATGACAAAGCAGTTTATTCCTAATTTTGGTGGGGGGAATTTTGCCCCTAAGATGAAATCTCCTGTGCCTATTGGAAATGGTCTTATGGCTGGTGGTGGAGTTGTAGGCCCACAAATGGGTAGTTTTAGTGGTATTACTCCTGATATTCAGAAATTACTTCAAATTCTCATGATGCAGGGACAATTCTAACTTGGCTGATAAGGAATATTCAGAAGACGTAAAACTCGCGCTCAAGACTTTATTTGAGCATTGCGACCAGGACGATAAAGCTGTGCGCGATCGCCAGATTCGTCTCTGGAAAAAGCTTGAGTTTTATTGGTCTGGTATTCAACGTATTTGGTGGGATGAAGTTGCACACGATTGGCGTGTCTATGATTTAAATAATGATTTCGGTGGTAATGGAGAATCAAGTTATTATGATAAACCCATCAATGTTTATCGTGCTTATCTTGAATCCATTATTGCTGCATTAAGTGCATCAACCCCGCGAGTTAGGTGCTATCCAGATGATGCAGATAATGTAAACGATTGCCTGACCGCGAGGGGCGGAAATAAAATTGCACAATTAGTAATGAATCGTATTGATGGTGATCTAAAATGGATTAAAGCCCTTTATGTTCTTTGTAATCAGGGCATGATTGCGGCTTATAATTACAACGTAAAGGATGAGAAATACGGTACCTTTGAAGTTCCTGAGTATAAGGATGCTGAGGAAGAAGTTGATAATTATTTTTGTCCCTCTTGTGGCACTAAGCTAGAGGGAGAGAATTTAGTTGTAGCAGAACAAATGAGAATCACGGACGAAGATGAATTTCGTCCTGATGATGAAGCTGCTGTTCAAGATTATCAACAAGAAGGAATTCTCTGTCCTTTATGTCAGTTAATGATTAATCCTGACTTAAGGACTGAAAAGATTATTGTTAGAAAGATGACAGGTAATACTCATGAACCTAAATCAAGTCAAGAGCTTGAGGTTCTGGGGGGATTATTCGTAAAGGTTCCTAACTGGGCACGTAAGCAAGAAGATTGTCCCTATCTTGATTATAGCTATGAAGTTCATTATTCTAATATCTTAGCTAAATATAAGCATCTTCGGGAAGAGCTAAGAGTTAAGGATAGTCAATTAGCTTCAAGTTCTGGTGATGATGGTTATGGCCCGTGGGGTCGCCTCTCACCACAATATCTTGGTGATACCCCTACTAATAATCCAACCTGTCATAATATTTGGTTCAGGCCTTCCTGGTATGAGATCCTTGATGATGATGACCGTGAGTTACTGCTCAAGGAATTTCCCGAAGGTGTTAAAGTAGTATTTGTTAATGATCAATTTGCAGAAGCATGTCCTGAGAAAATGGATGATTACTGGACACTTACATTTAATCCATTAAGTGATTCAGTTCATTTTGATCCTCTCGGTACATTAGTAGTTTCGGTTCAGGATATTTCTAACGATCTTATTGCTCTGATTTTGCAAACTATTGAGCATGGTATCCCACAGACCTTCGCGGATCCAAAAGTTCTTAATTTCGAACAGTATCGTAATTCAGAAATTGCACCCGGCTCAATATTTCCTGCTAAGGCTCAGGCAGGAAAGACTGTTGGCGAGGGATTCTTTACAATTGCGACAGCTACCCTTTCACAAGAAGTAGGGCCTTTTGCAGAAAGAATTAATGAATTAGGTCAATTTGCTTCTGGTGCTCTACCCTCTATTTGGGGTGGAGAAATGTCAGCTTCATCTCGTACTGCAGCACAATATAGTATGAGTGGAAAGCAGGCATTACAGAGACTTCAAACTAGCTGGAAAATTCTTAATCATTGGTGGAAGAATGTATTTTCTAAGATTATTCCTGCATACATTAAGAATATGCAGACCGATGAACGGATTGTACAAGAACAAGGAGACAGCTTTGTAAATATTGTAATTAAGAAAGCTGAAATGGAAGGTAAGATTGGTTCTGTTCATTTGGATAGCTCCGACGAATTACCTCATTCGTGGGGTCAAATTCGTGATATTATTATGGAACTTCTAACTTTACAGAATCCTGAGATTATGGAGATTCTTGGTGCCCCCGAGAATCTCAAGGTTATGGAAAAGGTATTTTCGCCAACAGGCTTAGTTATTCCTAATCAAGCTGATAGAGAAAAGCAACTTGAAGAAATTAGTTTATTATTAAGAAATGAACCATCGCCATTACCTTCTGGTCAGTTTATGCCAAGCATAATGCCTGTACCAGACGTTGATAATCACTCGGTCGAAGCAGAAATTTGTAGATATTGGCTTGTTAGCGAAGCTGGTCGTCAAGCTAAAACTGATAATAATGCGGGTTATGAGAATGTCCTAGCCCATATGAGGGCTCATCAGTTATTTATTCAGCAACAAATGATGATGGCACAGCCATCCGTTGAAAGTGAGTCTATCAATGCCGAATGATGTTATTACACCTAATCTCGATAAGATGTCTGTTGAGGATCTTGCCGATGAGCTTGGTAAGGTTGATTCTACCGATGACAAGGTTGAGGAAGAAATTGTAATTGGTAGGGAAGAACCTGTTCTTAGTGATGAAGATAAGGAAGATAATAAGGAAGTAGTTAGTAAGAGGGATGAGAAAGAGAATGATGAGGATGAGGAAAAGGAATTAAAGCTTGAAGATGAAGAAGATGAGGAATTAAAGTATCAGGATGTTCCTCGCAGGAAAGTTATTGAAAAGGAATTTCCCGGCATTTTCAAGAAATTTCCTTCACTTCAGCGCGTTCTTTATCGTGAACAGCAGTATTCCGAAATTTTCGTAACACCTGCTGAAGCTAAAGAAGCACTTGAACATGCTAGTAATTTTAAGAAATTAGCTGAAACTGTTAATAACGGAAGTATTACTGAAATTCTCAGTGAAGTAAAAACCAGTAATCCTGAGGCATTTGGTAAAATTACTAAGGGCCTTCTTAAAACTCTCGCAACTGTTGACCAGGAATCTTATCTTAATGTAGTTAATCACATTATTATCAATACTCTCAGTTCGGCAATTCAGGTAGGTAAGAAAACTGGTAATGACGAAGGTAAGCAGCTTGAGATTGCTGGTAGATTACTTAGCAAATTCATCTATGGTGTAACAGATGTTCCTACTGACAACACTGGGATTGGATTTGATAGGAAACCCGAAGGGGAAGAAAATTCAAAGGAAAGTGAATTAAAAAAGCGCGAGGAACAATTTGCTGAGAGACAGTTAACTACAGCAATTCAAGATGTAAATAGCAGGGCAGAACGAACTGTATTAAGTGCTGTTGAAAAATATATTGATCCTAAGGGGTCAATGTCAGAATATGTTAAGGAAAAGGCTGTTCATGATGCTCTCGCTTATATTACTCAGGGAATGAAGGAAGATGGTAGATTTAATAACTTACTAAGTAAGCATTGGGAACAGGCTGTTAAAGAGGGATTCAGTGAAGAATCTAAGAAAAGAATTAGACAAACACTCATCTCTAAGGCTCAAGACTTGCTGCCGGATGTAATTAAGCGAGTAAGAGCAGCCGCACTAAAGGGCTCAGCCAGCCCTCAAAATGGAGATAGAGCTATTCGTGAAGTAAAAGACGAAAAACCAGTTTCAGGTGGCAGACCTGCATCAACTGCTCGTAGAGAATCGCCACTAAGAGAAGTTCCAAGGAATATGTCAACTCTTGACTTTTTGAATCAGGACTAATATGGCTGTTACAGCAACTCGCAATGTTACAATTACATTCTCAGATGATGTCGAGGCTGAGAACGTACTAGAAGCTGCTGATAACGGTTCTAG